ATGGCGGTGTAGCCCGCATCCTATGGGAAATGGGATTCACAAATGGGCGGTAACCGGATAAGCCCAATAAAGTCCCCTGGAGTGAAGTATGTCAACCCACAAGAATAGCCCGGACGTCAGCAGCGAGTTCCCGGAGCCGGTCACCGGCCGCCATTTCGCCCCCGTGGGCCAGGCGGCAGACAACGATCACCGCGCGCGCAAGAGCGCGCACCCTGCCCAGCCGATGACCCAGGTGGAGCACATGGCCCACCCGTACGTGTACCCGGCGGCTCACGGCAAGAACCACTCATTCAAGACGAAGGGCCCGCGATGAAACGCCACGGACACGATCACACCCCGACCAAGCAGTATGTGCCCAACCACGCGCCGGTTGCCGGCTACCCTGGGCACAATGACCCGACAGAATTCAACCAGAGCGCCAAGGTAGGGCAGCCAGTGCCGCCCCCGGCCGCGCCTATGCCCTCGGTAGCCCCTCCTCCTGACATGGCCGGGCAGATGATTGCCGGCGAGCAGAGCCGATAATGGGCCGCTCCGGGAAAGAAGATGGACGCCCGGTAGCTGGCCCAGCCACTGGGGATGCCCTTAAAACGGCCCTCAAGTCTGCCCTTGCCGCCAAAGGCGATGGGACGTACCAGGGCCGCCCTGGCGTGACGTCCGAGTCCTCACCGGGATCTCCGACGTCCTCGCTGCCAGGAACGATGGCGGCGGCGGGCGAGAAGCTCATGAACCCCACAGCCAACATCGAACGTGGTATCTCTGCCGGCGGCGGCTGATATGTGGCAACGCAACACAGGCTCCAGCCCGAACCCCATTGACCCGGTCACTGGCGGCGCCCTGAAGACCCCGAACCCCATGACTCCAATGACCCTTGGCCCGCGGCAACGCGCAGCCGGTCTGGTCACGCCGAAGCGTGAAAGATTGCTTGCGCTACCGAAGCTGCCAGGGGCGCTGCCCGGAGTTTGAAGTGAACGCGGTGGTGTCGGTCACCCCGGTTGGCAGAGTTCTTGAAAACGCGGACAAGTGCCTGTTCATGCTTGGAAGCGCCATGCTCTTTGCGGACATGAGGCGCGGCAACATTGCAGACAAGCGCGCTCGCCGCAAACACCTTCGCTTCCACCTACTCAACGCCTATCTCGCGACTCTTTGGATGGAAGACTCGGTCAACGAGATGAAGTCCATAGACGCCAAGACGGCGTACGTCAGGGCCGCCGCCGTCATTCTGGCTATGCACCGGAACGCGGTCGGCGCACTTCTGATTCACCCTACCCTCATTGAGAGCGAGATCACGACCGCCCAGGAACGGCTTCGCCTACTGATCACGGCATGTAGACTCCGGTGATTGGGTACAGCCTGACGGAAGTTCAGGCGCAGCGACTTCGGCTCGACCTTCGAGCCTTCGCGAAGGATGCGTGGCCCGTAGTCGACACCGCCTTCCTGCGATGGGGTTGGCATATGGATGCCATATGCGATCACCTCGCGTACATCAGCATGGGTCAGATCCGCTTCTTCATGTGCAACCTGCCGCCGCGCATGTCCAAGTCGCGCCTGTGCTCCGTCATCTGGCCGGTCTGGGACTGGCTGGTAGACGCCAAGACCCAGTGGCTGACGGCGAGCTATGCCCTTCAGTTGGCGAAGCAGGACTGCTTGGCCTCACGCCGGCTGATCGACTCACGATGGTTCATGGATCGCTGGGGCTCAGAGATCAGCTTCGCCTATGACGAGAAGCTAAAGCAGCAGTACAGCAATAACCAGGGTGGTCGACGCATCGCGATCAGCGTCGAGGCCGCCACTACCGGCTTCGGCGGCAATCGATTACTGGTGGACGATCCCCACAACGCGCAGGAGACCGAGTCGCCGGTAATTGTCAAGAAGACGTGCGACTGGTGGGATAATGGATTCCAGAATCGCATGAACGACCAGATGCGCGACAGCTGGGCCGTCATTGGTCAGCGCACTGCTGACAACGATCTCTTCGATCATATCCAGCGCACTACCGACATGCGCGAGGTGTGTCACCTTACGCTGCCCAACGAGTTCGAGAAGAAGCGCCGCTGTGTCACGCGGCTGCCGAGCAAGAAGCGCATCTTCACCGACCCCAGGAAAGAAGAAGGCGAGTTGCTGTGCCCCGACCGCGTCGACGCCAAGCGCAGCGCCCACTTGAAGAAGACCATGAAGGCCAAGTATTGGCTGCAGTTCCAGCAGACCAGCAAGGGCGGTGGCGGCAATATCATCACCAAGGACATGTGGCGCATGTGGAATGGTCCGCCGCCAGAGGTCGACCAGATCATTACGTGCTGGGATACCGCGATGTCAGAGGAGCAGGTCAAGAAGGCCGACTTCAGTGCGCGTACTGATTGGGGCATCTTCCGATGGTCGGAAACCAAAGAGGTTGACACCATCGATGACCGTACTGGCAAGCGTGGACTGATTAGCGTGAAGATGCCCGAGAGAAACTACGCCATCCTCCTCGGCGCCTGGAAGGGGCGGGTGGCATACTTCAAACTGAAGAAGGTCGCCAAGGACCACTACATGAAGTGGAAGCCTGACTACACCCTGATCGAGAAGAAGGTCAGCGGCATCTCGCTGATACAGGACTTCCGCCGCGCCGGCATCCGCGGGCTCCGCCCAATCAGCATTGATCACGGCGGGCGAACGAAGATCGACCTGGTGGAGCGCGTCAACATCGTGTCCGACATGTTCGAGGACGGCTGCGTGTTCTATCTCGACCGCGATAGCTGCCAGGATGTCATTGACGAGTTCGCCGAGTTCCCCCATGCCACACATGATGACTACGTGTCGTCAGGCACTATGGGTATTCAGTGGGCGCGTCGCCGCGGCGAGCTCAAGAGCTGGGAAGACGAGAAGGAAGATGGGACCATGCGGATCTTCAAAAGGAAGGGTCCAGTTTACGGCTGATCGAGCGCTCGCGGGTCGGGTATAATATGGTCTCCACCCGGAGAGAAAAATGACAAGCAACGTGGTGCCGATAGGCGGCCTTAAAGGCAAACTCTGCGACAGCATTGACCAGGTAATCAAGTACCTGACCGAGCACCGTAACGATGTCAAGACGCTCGTGGTCGTGCTTGGGGACCACAAGGAATTCATGATGTGGATGGGCCCCGACGCGGAAGCGGTGAGCTATGCCACAGACTTCGCCAAGGCTGTGCTCAACGCCTCTATCCTGGCTGAATACGGCCTCTGATATTCGGAGCCTGTAGAATGGCTGGGCCTGTGCAAGAAACTGGTTTACCTGGTGAGCGAGCCTTGCAGAGCCAGAGCAATCGTTTGCCGCACTAGCGGCATCCAGTAGTTTTAGAGTGCAGTGACAATGGCGAAACCAATTCAAAAGGGCTACGACTCCAACGTGGAGGATATGCCTGATGACGACGATCCGGCGAGCACCAAGTACGCCGAAGACGGCACGCAGGTCACGCGCAACGAAGGTGGAATCGAAGTTGTTCTGAACGAAGAGGACACCACCGACGAGCAGGAAGACGACCCGGAATTTGACGCCGACCTCACCTCGAAGATGAGCGACAACGAGCGCTGCGCGCTGGGCGGCACGCTCAGAGAATACATCGACATCGACCTGCAGTCCCGCGCGGAGTGGGAGCAGCGCATGTTGCAGGGCCTGGAGATCATTGGCCTTGAGGACGTGCCCGAGGATCGGACGGCATTTCACGGCGCCTCTGCGGTTACCCATCCGGCCATCGCCACTGCCATCGTTCAGTTCCAGGCCCGCGCCATGGAAGAAATCTTGCCGCCTGACGGCCCGGTCAAGGTCGGTACCGAGGGCGACGCATCCCAGGAAGATACCGACCGCGCCGAGCGCGTCGAAGAGTACATGAATTACCAGCTGACCGAGGAGGACGACGAATATTACTCCGACACCGACTCGATGCTGTTCTATCTGCCATACGCCGGCAGCGCCTTCAAGAAGGTTGCCATTGACCCAATCATAGGCCGCACCCGCTCACGCTTCATTCCGGCCGACGACTTCATCGTCCCCTACTTCGCGCGCAGCCTCAAGACAGCCACCCGGTACACGCATCGATACACCATGTCGATGAACAACTTCAAGCGCGCCGTCGACAAGGGTGAGTTCACCGATTACAACTTCCCCCAGGGCATGGTCACGCAGCTCGCCGATGAGAACAAACGCCTGCAGGACACCAGCGACGACCGCAGCGAGGCCTACCACACCGACGATCAGATTCTGACCCTTATGGAGACCCATATCGAGTGGGAGTTCAAGTGGGAGAAGGAAGGGACCGAGAAGAAATTCAAGAAGCCGTACGCCATCACCTGGGAATGGGAGACCGGCGCGGTGGTCAGCGTCAAGCGCATATGGGCGGAAGATGACGAGGACTGCGACAAGCAGGTCTGGTTCACGCACTACAAGTACCTGCCTGGCTTCGGCTTCTATGGCCTGGGTCTGTTGCACATCATAGGCAGCTTGGGCAAGGCGGCCAGCGGCGCTCTCCGCGCGTTGCTCGACGGCGCCCAGACGTCCAGCTTACAGGGTGGTTTCAAATCGAAAGACGCGCGTATAAGTGGTGAAGTCACTTTCTCGCCCGGAACCTGGATCGACGTAGATATGACGGCAGAAGAGATGGCGAAGGCCTTCTATACTCCCGACTTCAAGCCGCCCACCCCGGCTCTTTTCAGCACCCTTGAAATTCTCGTCAGTGGCATAGAGAAGTTCAGTTCGACGACCGAGGCCATGGTAGGCGAGGCCAGCAACACCGGCCCTGTCGGCACCACCCTCGCGCTGATCGAGCAGGGCTCGAAGGTCTTCTCCGGTATCCATAAGCGATTGCACAACGCTGCGCGCCGCGAATTTAGGATGATCGGTTACTGCAACTGGCGGTACATGCACGTTGACGAGTACCCGTTTAAGGTCGCCGGCAAGCCGAAGAAAATCTTCCGCAGTGACTTTGCGCCTGACGTCGATATCAAGCCGGTCAGCGATCCAAACATCTTTTCCAACGTCCAGCGGATCGCCCTGGCTCAGGCGATGCTGGCATTGATTAAGGATCAGCCCGACCTCTTTGATAAGCCGAAGCGCATCCGCGCTGTTCGCAGCATGCTTAAGGCCATGCGTATCCCCGACTGGCAGAGCTACTTCCCGGAGGACGACTTGCAGCGCCTCGATCCCGTCAGCGAGAACCAGACTATTATGATGGGGGGCGCCGCGACCGCGTTCCCTGAGCAGGACCACCAGGCTCACATGCAGATACACGGCAACTTCCTCCAGGAAGTGATGGCGACGAATGACCCAGATACTATCCAGCGCATTGTACCAGTCATCAAGGCGCACGTCTGCGCTCACTTCGCGATGATGTACCGTCAGCGCATTGAGCAGGAGATGGTGCAGAAGGGTGGCGTGCCGCTGCCGCCGTTCGACCCGAATGACCCGGAGTCCACCAAGCCGCTGCCGCAGGACATCGAGAACCAGGTAGCCCGAGCTGTCGCCGCGCTGTGCGCCCCGCCGGCTCCGGCCAAGGCGCCGCAGCCTGACCCGAAGATCCAAAAGGCTCAGGCAGATATACAGGCTGTTGGGATGAAAGCCCAGGCCGACGTCAAGAATAAAGGCATTTCAACAGCCGCTGAAATTAAGCGAAAGGATGCACTGGCAGCGGCCGAGATTGCCCGTAAGGGACACGCTCATGGCAAAGAGCAGGGGCGTAGGGACGCCGAGCTGATCGCGCAGCTCAAGCGTGATGGCGTCATACCTGACTCCGGCCAGCCGCCAGAACAGCCCCAAGGGGCATTGCCGGTTCCTGGCTGGGTGAGCCAAGCCCAGCAGCAAGGGACAGAGTCACCCGCGCAGTAACGCCTTGCGTAGGTTCCTGGTGCATGATATACTTCGGGGATGAATACCAGGATATGTACGGAGGCTGACTGCGGAAAGAAGCACTATGGGCTTGGCCTATGTTCCCCTCACTATTTCAAAATGAGAGACGCTACCCCAGAGCGAGTTGCTCGATTGAAGGCTTATAACGCTACACCTGGACGCCTGGCTGCTCAGTTAGCTTACGGCAGGAAGCCGGAATCTAGAAGGTTACAGAAAGCGTGGAAGGCAGCCAGAAGAACCGAGTTTAGAAAGCTACTCGCAGAGCTGAAGGGTGCCCCATGTGCCGACTGCAGCGTGCCGTATCCGACGTATGTGATGCAGTTCGATCACACCAGTGGTGAGAAGGCATTCGAGATAAGCAGGGCCTCTCTTAAGACGGTAGCGGAAATAATGGACGAGGTTAAGAAGTGCGACCTGGTATGCTCCAACTGCCATGCCGAGCGCACGTACAGGCGCCGCCATGCGTAGGGTGGTTTTGGATTGCGAGACTACGGGTCTTGAATGGGCCGGGGCCGACCGCGTCATCGAGATCGCGTGCGTCGCTCTTGAGGGCACGCAGCTGACCGGCGAATACTGGCAGACGTACCTGAACCCAGGGGTACGCATCACCCCCGGCGCGTTCAGCATCCACAAGATCACTGACGCATTTCTCGAAGACAAGCCTCAGTTCTCTGAAGCCGTAGAGGATCTGATCGACTTCATCGGTAACGACGAGCTGATAGGTCACAACCTCCTGGGATTCGACAAGCACTTCCTCAACAAAGAGCTCAAGCTGGTCGGCAAGCCGGAGCTGGACAACAAGATGACCGACACGCTGCTGATTGCCCGCAGCATCCGACCAGGAAAACGGAACACCCTTGATGCGTTGTGCAAGGAATTCAAAATCCAAAACACACGCGGGGGCGTACACGGCGCCCTGGTCGACGCAGACCTTAATGCCCGCGTCTATGCGCACCTGGCGCAAGCCGCCGGCACCGTGGCACTTGATCTTGCTCCCTCACAGGAAGACGCGCCTGAGATAGAATATGGTGGTCAGATAGTGGTGAAGGCCACAGCTGAAGAACTGGATCTCCACGCGGCAATGTGCAAGGAACTCGGAATAACATCATGGCAACGGCCCCTTCAAGCGGCGAAATCAAGGCTGCCCAGTCCTACCTAGCGACTGCGCCAGTCAAGGTGCCCGCACACAAGCTCGCGGCATCCAGCAAAGAACTCGGCAAGGGCCTGAGCGATACCCTGTCGTTCCTCCGCAGCCTTGACGAAGGGCAGACGAACGAAGCTCAGGATCAGAAAGAACGCATCGACGCCATCGCTGGAGCGAAGAAATGACCACGGTCACCAAAGAGATCGAGAGGGTGCCGGCGTTCCGCGTTCGCGTCAATAAGCACGGTATCGAGATTGCCACGCGCGCCAAGTACGTCGGCTTCGCCTTCCAGGCCGGCTGGATGTGGGTTGACGGCGCCGCCTTCACGATATTCGGGTGGGACGTGTACTGCAGCGGAAAGAAATTCTTCAACGGCCCGCGCAGCTGGGCCTTCGGCACAATCTCCGGTTTCCTGCGGCTGCGCTTTGGTATGGACGCGATTCTCTTCACGGGCAAGCGTGACCCAGCCATCCAGACGCAAATCGACGCAGCCCAGGCGCTGCTGCACAAGGCCGCTCAAACAGCCATCGCTGCAGAGTTAGCGAAGACCATTGAGGTCGCCGCTCCCCTGGTCAGCATCACCGATTCATCTGGATTGCTCGTATGACGCGGGGAGAATATCTGCGCGCCCGCAGTGCGGCGCTAAGTACGAAGATGGAAGGTGTCGCCCTCAAGGCGATTGAGGGAGCGTTCGAGGAGATGCGGAAGTACCACCTGTGCTGTGGCATGTATCGAGCGTACCGAGCGGAACGAGATACTGTTGACGCCGAGCTCAGCAAGCTCGACGGTTCCAGTGAGCAGATCGAGACCGACGAGGGCGGCCTGGGTGACCTCGGTGAAGACGAGCCACCGACCACGGTGCGCGTGCGCAAGCCCGCTGGCAACCTGAGGCTGAACGGATCGAGACCTTCAGAGTGGGGTGGGAGATGAGCAAGCAAGATCAATTTTTGGCACGCGCCGGCAAGATTCTCCTCCCGGAGAGCGGTGGCAGTATGCTGAAGACGACCGTGGACGCTCACTCGAAGGCGAGCGTTCAATCCGTCCTGCCGACCGGCTACTGTCCGCTCGACCGCATTGTCGTCATCCCGCGCATGCCGCCGCAGTACATGGGCAGCATCGCAGTTTCACGAAAGTCACGCCTGGTAGAGATCGCGCTGACCCAGGTCGGCCAGATCCACTACATGGGCCCTGCCGCATACACTGCGCGCACCGCCGATGGCGTCGACTACAATCTGCACCCGTTCCCGAAGATCGGCGACTGGGTGTTCTACAAGCCGAAGGCTGGCTCCCCCATGCTGATCAAGCGCAGCGAGGAGCAGGGTCTGGATAGCAGCGAGTCCACCCGCATGCTGATCATGGAGGACCGCGACGTCCTCTTCGTGTTCACCGATGAGGCGCAGTCGAAGATGGTCTGGAGCTGGCTGCAGTGAGCACCATCCTTGTACCGCCTGAGCTGGTACCGCAGATCGACCGCGCGAAGCTGATCTCCGACCTGAACAAGGCGGCGGAGAAATCACTGAACGAGGCCGGCAACGGACTGATCGCGGCCTTCGAGCAGGTCAAGGTGAACGCCAGCAATGGCCACACCATGTACGTGCTCGTCATCGTCCAGGGCTACATCAACGACGCGATGGCAAAGATGATCGAGATACAGAATTTAGGAATCGAAGGGGTCTAATTAACCCCAGAGATCCCGTGCGCCCACACCAGGGCATGCGGGAAGCAGGCGTGTTACGGCAGGCGTGCCTATCGAACGCTCGTGGGAGTGTGCAACCCATAGGGGCCAGTAACGCGCTGGCCTCGACTTGATTTGATATGATGGATAGGTTCCGCCAATTTTGGTGCGACTGATCACGGTAAGCCGGAGAAAGACGATGGCATCACGATACGAAGTGAGAGACGAATTTGGCGACGACGAGCCCGCCGGCCGTGAAGTCGACCTGAAGGCGCCACGCGCCGACAAGAAACCAAACGCAAAACCCGAATCAGATTTTGACGAGCTTGAGCGCGGCACGTTCCGCAATGAGCCCACGTCAGAAGAAGTGACTCGCCGTGAGCCCGACGCCGAAGACGACGCCGAGGACTATCTCGAAGACGATGGTGATGATCGCGATACCGCTGCCGACGATGCCCAGGACCGCCGTGAGCGCGACGAGCGTCGAGAGGATCGTGGTCGTGATGCGGACGCCAGCGTGCGAAAGCGCCTGGCCCGCGAGCGCCGGCTACGCCTTGAGGCGGAAGAGGACGCAGAGCATTACCGCGAGCGATTCGAGGGCGTAGATCGCCGCATGAATCAGCTCGAAAGCAAGGTCAACAGCGGCGAGACGACCGTGGTGCTTGAGGCCGAGGCAGAAGCCCTGCGGGTCAAGCAGGCAGCCGTTCGCATCAAGCTGAAGCAGGCCAAGGAAGCCGGCGAAGTGGACCTGGAGATTGACCTGCAAGAGGAGCTTGCCACCATCGGCGGCGACTTGCGTGTCAACGCCTACAAGGTGACTGAAGCCAAGAAGGGCGTCACCGCTGCTGCAGCTACCAAGGCCGCGCCCGAGCCGAACAGGTTCCTGACGCGCTGGATGCGCCAGCACGGTGCCTGGTACAACGGCAGCAAGTCGAATGCTGAAATCTCCATAGCCATCGAGAAAGAAATCCTGGCCGGCGGATCGAACATCCGCACCGCGGAGCACTTTCGCAAGATCGACGCCAAGCTCGCCAAGCTGTACCCGAAAGAGTTCAAGGCCGTGCGCCCCGGCGTAGACCCGGACCGCGCGCGTCGCTCGCCTGTCAATGGTGGTGACGCTGACGGCCAACGTGGTGACCCCACTGGCCGCCGCACGCAAGGCGACATCAACATCCGCGTCCAGAATGGCAAGGCCTACCTCACCGAGGCGCACGAGGCCATCATGCGGAAATTCAATATGGACCCTGACAACCCGAACGACGTCAACGACTTCGTGAAGGAAAACGTCAACAAGAAGTCCCGGAGATAATCATGGCACGCCGAATAGTCGATGAATTTGAAGACCTCAACACCGAGGCCCCGGACCAGGATTTGGATGCAGACCTTGACGAGGACGAGTCGGACGAGATTTTCAGCGAGACCACTGAGGGCATGCACGAGCTCGACGAGGACGAAGTCCTTGAGCTGCAGCGCGAGTACCAGGAGAAGCTGGCGGCCCTGCAGGAGAAGGCCGGCATTCCCACGAAGAAGGCCGGCAAGGGCAGTTCCAAGAAGGGCGGCGCGGCGAGCAAGGATGAGTTCGAGTGGAAGCCGGCGAACACGCTGGACGCGCCCGAGCCCCGGCCTGGTATGGTGCAGCGCTGGGTCCGCTTCATGGTAGGAGCCGACCAAGATCCGAAGAACTGGAGTCGCTCCACCCGCGAGGGATGGAAGCCGCGGTCGGTTGATACCGTGACCACCTCCTTCAATGCCCCGACGATGAATCACGGCACCCTGGGTACTGTGATCCAGGTCGGCGACGTCATTCTGTGCGAGATGGACGAACGACTGTACAAGAGCCGCAAGAAATTCTTCCGCGCGAAGGCGCTGCGGCAGAAGGAAGCGATGGAAAAGCGGCCAATGCAGGGCACGGACATCAAGGTCGAGGAGCGCAAGGCCACGGTGACTTTCGGTCGCCGCCGGGCACGCGCCACCGAGGACTGAGCCAAAAAAATGGGGCCCACCGAGGGCCCCTAGTGTTTTGGGAATGCGAACAGCATCGATCTATGTCTGACGTGATCGGTTTGACCACGCGCTAAGGATAGTGCCCATTCAGGGCATTGTCAACCCCAATCTGGGCATCCCCCTACCCCGCCAGAACGCATGGCGGCGCGGGGCCGGTTACAATTTATGCACTGGTCGAGAGGCGATTGTGCCCGAGATCAGGCAGAACAATAAAAAGCGGACGCCCAAAAATGGCCAATATCAACGCTCCCTTCGGTTTCCGGTCTGTTGCCCCCGCAGGCGCTGGGGTATTCGGCCGTCAGAAATCCGACTACAACATCATCGATCAGCTGGCCTACGGCATCAACATTGGCGACGTGATCTACTTCGCCGCTGCTGGTGGTGAGTTTGCGCCGGCCATCGATCCTCGCTACGCCGGCCAGTACATCACGAGCAACCCGACTGGAGCGCCCGCGGGCGTGTTCGTCGGCTGCGCGTACCAGGACACCCTGGGCAATTACATCTGGGGCAACCACTGGGTCGCCAGCACGGTCACCCTGAACGCGCAAGGCGCCATCGCCAACGTGGAAGATGACCTGCAGAACACCGTGTTCGAGGTGCAGATGGATTCCACCGGCCTGCCGCAGGCGGGCACCACTGGGCCGTTCTATCCCGTATCCGCTCACGCGGCCGGGAATGCACTGGGCATCAGCTCCACGGTCCTGACCGGCGCCTCGCCGAGCGCGACCTGCACGAGCTCTGCCATCGTGCGCGTGCTCAAGCTGAGCCCGACGCCGAACAACGTCTTCGGTGCCTACGCAAAGGCCTATGCCTTGATCGCCTTCAACGTCTGGGCAGCGACGACCGCCCCGCAGCAGCCGTAAGCGCGAACTGAGAGAGAAGAAAAATGGCTACAATGAATCGCAGTCTGTTTTACAAAGAGCTTCAGCTTGGTCTGAATGCGATCTTTGGAAAGTCGTACAAGCGGCATCCCGAGCTTTGGCGGCAATTTGTGCAGGTCGACACCTCACAGAAGGCCTTCGAGGAAGAGGTGATGTCGGTCGGCTTCGGCTTGGCCCCGGTCAAGTACGAAGGTCAGGTCGTGTCATACGACTCTGGCGCCGACAGCTACGTTGCTCGCTACCAGAATCTCACCTACGCGCTGGCCTTCGCCATCACGGAAGAGGCTGAAGAGGATGGTCTGTACGGTTCACTCGGCGCGCGCTACGCTCGCGCCCTGGCGACTGCCATGCAGGAAGCCAAGGAAGTCAACGGCCACGCGCTGTTGAACAACGGCTTCTCCGCGAACTACCTCGGCGGCGACGGCGTCGCACTGTTCAGCACGGCCCATCCCCTGTACAACGGCGGCACGCTCAGCAATGCGCTGGCGACCCCGGCGGACATCGCGGAAGCCTCGCTGGAAGACTCGCTCAACCAGATCGGTCTCTGGACCGACGACCGTGGCCTCCTGATCAACGTGGGCATCAAGAAATTGGTGGTCCCGACCGCGCTGCGCTTCATCGCAAAGCGTCTGCTCGATTCACCGTATCGCCCTGGCACGGGTGACAATGACGTCAACGCCATCAAAGAGATGGACATGTTCCCGGAAGGGGTCGTGGTTACGCCGTACATCACCGACACCGCGCAGTGGACGATCATCACCGACGTCGATGATGGTCTGAAGCACTTCGTGCGCGTCAAGATCCAGCGCGGCATGGAAGGCGACTTCGAGACCGGCAACGTGCGCTACAAGGCCAGAGAGAGATATTGCTTTGGTTGGAGCGACTGGCGCGGCGGGTTCTCATCTCCGGGCGGGTGATTTCAATACCCCTGGTGGTTGCATACAGCAGGACAACCTGCTAGACTTCGGGCTCCGACATGGAGCCCGAGTCATTTATGGATCACTGCAAGCAATGCGAGAAGCCGATCTACGCACACGGCCTGTGTCGTAGCCACTATCGAGCCGAACGCCGCGCCATCGGCCTGGAGCCTCGCTACGTCAGTAAAGTCAGATGTAGCGCTGAAGG